CTGCAAGATCTACTTCAAAGAAGACACTGTGATCAGTGCAATCACGGTTGAAAACGCAACAGGCAACAGCTTGGCGGGCGAGACCTTTGTGGCTGACACCTATATCAGCGGCGTGATCACCAGCATCACGCTGACCAGTGGCGCTTGTATCGCTTACAAGATCTGAAAATGAGCTACCCGAGCTACGAACATCTCAATCCGCACTTCATCAGTGACACAGCCACGCACACTGGTCGGTTCTGGAAGATCGTGTCACTTGAAGACTCGGAGTTTCACACCCTTGTGGGAGAAAACTTCACCGGCAACGCTTTGACCACTGTGGTGTTCAAGGCTAGTTGTGAAATTCAAGGCATCTTCACCAGCATCAAGCTAAATGGTGGCGCTGTCGTTGCTTATCGAATCTGATGGCACTTGCTGACTCGCTGAAAAAAGTAGCCAGCAAGGTGATCACTAGGTTTGGCGGTGACGTGACCGTGCGTTATGTCACTGGCGGCAGCTACAACACCACAACCGGCGCAATCACAGAAAGCGAAAGCGACACAACGGTTCCGGGTATCCTTGAGGATGTGAACCTACGCGAGGTGAACGAGCTAGTGCAGGCCGGGGACAAGCGTTTAACGGTCGCAGCTGATGATCTTGCTACCGCACCTGAGACTAAGGATCGCGTCGTCATTAGCAGCGTTGTTCATCAGATCATCCGTGTGGAGACAACGGAGCAAGACAATAGCGCGATCATCTATGAGCTGATCCTGAGGGCGTAATGATGGCACGCGAAATCCCGCTTGATCAGATTGGCGATTACTACCGAGAAAGCATCCGCATCTTGGTGGCTGCTACAACGCTTGAGGCCGAAAAACGCTTGAAAGAAAAAACCCCTGTTCGGGTTGTTTACGAGGGAGAGCCCAAAGGTGGTGGAGCGTTGCGTAACGCGTGGCAGTCTGACCCTAAGGAAGGTGAGGTGATTAACAACCTTGAGTATGCAGAGCCTGTGATCTATGGCACCAACCTCCCGCCGTCTTGGAAGGGTGAATACAGGACACGGCAAAACACAGTCCCTGGCTTCCCGGACCTGATTGCTAAGGAGCTTGAGTCATGGGCTCAGCGCGAGTACAACAAGATTGCAAACAGGTGATGTATGGCTGCTGCTGATCTCAATTCCATTAGGGCAACCATTGAAGGCAGGCTTGCTACTGAGCTTGCTGGCAGCCCTGTCATCCCTGTGGTGTTTCACAACATGGCGTATGAGCCAACGCCAAATAGCTCATGGGTGCAATGCCTCACAAGCTTTGGCGCTAGCGAATATCTAGGCCAAGGTTTGACGACCAACTCGCAAAACCGCGTTGTCGGTTTGGTCGTGATCAACATTTTTTCAGGCAAGGGCGTAGGCCCTGGAGCCAACTATGTGATTGGTAAACGGATTCGAGATTTGTATAATCGAGTTATCGTGTCGGGGGTTTACTTCGACGCTCCTATTGGCCCAGAGGCACTGGCTTCGCCAGCTCCCGAGGGCTATTTCCAAACCCAGGTCCGTGTGACCTTTGAATCCATCGAGGAACTCTGACCATGGCCACCCTTCGCGGAGAACAAGGACAAGTACAGTTTGAGACTGGCAGCGGCAGCCTTGCCCAAGTTGTCGGTACTCGTAGCTGGAGTCTGACGATTAACAAGGACACTTACGACACCACTGTCCACGGCAACACTTTTCGTCAGTTCATTGGTGGCCTGATTAGCGGCTCTGGCACTGTCGAGCTTGTCTATGACCCTGACGCAACTGGTCAAGCCGGGTTTTTGGAAGATGTGGTGAAAACCAACGATGCAACCGATGCTTCGTTTGAGCTTTTTACGACTGGAAGCACAACCGGCACTGATTCAGTCGCTTTTGGTGGAATCATCACCAGCATGGAAATCACCTCAACTGTTGGTGAACTGGTGATTGTCACCTGTAACTTCATCACCAGCAGCACGATTACTTCTAACCTTGAGTGATAAGGCTATAGTTTGAATGTTTCGTTCAAGCTATTGAATGTCTGCTAACAATCGCACTGTGGATTTGCTGGTTGGGGCGTTTGACCTTAACCAGCGCCGCAAGTTCGAGCTGAAGAACGCTAACGGCGAAAAAATCGTTGATCTGTTCTTCAAGCCAATCACAAGGGCTGATCGGAAAAAAGCGCAGAGTCTTTCAGGCACAGATGAAGCCTTGGACATCAGCACTCAGATGCTGTGTCAAATGGCAGAGCTGGAAGACGGCACAAAGGCGTTTGCCTCAGCTGATGCCCCCAAGCTGCAGCGACAGCTGCCTGAGACGGTCTTGAACGAGATCGAGTTGTTCTTGTTTGGTGTTGGGGAAGAGGCTGAGTTTGAAGAAGCAAAAAACGACTGACGCAGGACAGTTGGCTTTACTTTGAGTTCTTCCTGGCCTGCGAGCTTGGCATGACTGTGAGCAGGCTTCGCAACGAACTTACTGACGCGGAGCTTGTTCACTTTGCCGCTTTCTATCAAGTGAAAGGTGAGCGAGAGCAAAAGCAAATAGATCGCGCAAAGCTTGGTCGGCGGTAACATTGAGTTATCGCTGGAGTCGTCGTGCCTGAATCAGTCCTTAGGTTTAGGGTTGAGACTGCAGACGCGAACCGCAAGGTTGCCAAGCTTGAGGATCAAGTCCGCAAGCTTGAGATTGCGCTAAAAGCTTCTGGGGGCACGTCAAGAAACGCGGCCACAGGGATGAAAGCTTTCAGCCAAGGGGCTGGAGCTGCGGGTGCAAGCGCAAAAGCATTAGGTGTTGCCGTAAAAGGCATTCTTGGCCCACTGTCTTTGGTTGCGACAGCAGCAGGAGCGGTTGTCGCAGGGTTCAAAGGTTTTGTTGAGGCTGACAAAGCAAGGGCTGCTGTCAGGACTCTTGGCGTTGACGTAAAAACGCTTGAAGGGCAGCTGGTTGGTGTTGTCGCAAGGACAGGTGGTTTAGCCAGCACCAATGAACTCTTGGCTGCTTCTTACGACGTAGCTTCAGCTGGCTTTGGCAAGGCAGCAGACATCACCAAGATCCTTGAGGCGTCTTTGCTGGGTGCTGTTGGCGGCATGACTGACATCGGCACAGTGTCCGATGCAGCAACAAGTGTGATGAACGCTTTCGGTTTGACGACCGATAGTGTCAGCAAGATTGTTGACGGCTTCGTTCAGACACAAAATGACGGCAAAATTGTTGTTGGTCAGTATGCAAGCCAAATTGGTCGTGTCGCGCCAATCGCTGCAGCTGCTGGCGTAGGCATTGACGAGCTGAATGCAGCCATCTCAACCGTTACTGCTCAAGGTGTCCCGGTTGAATCAACGTTCTCAGGTATCAACCAAGTCATTGCGTCTATCGTCAAACCAACGAGCGAGGCGGCTAAAGCAGCCAAGCGACTTGGCCTCGACTTCAGCAGTGCGGCTATCCAAACCAAAGGCTTTGGCGGTTTCCTAGAAGATGTAATCAAGAAGACAGGCGGCAGCGAGGTAGAAATCACCAAGCTGTTTGGTTCTGTTGATGCGCTGAAGGCATTGATGCCTTTGATCAATGACGATCTTGTCACGTTCAACAAAAACCTAGACAACCAAAAGAACGCAACGGGTGCTGCTGGTGATGCTGCAGACATCATGGGGCAAACGGTGTCGTCGCAGATAAGTCAAATTGTCAACAACATCACGACTCTTGTCAGAGGGCTTGATCAGGTCTTGGGGCCTGCAATTAAGGGCTTGTTGGATCTAATCAATTCAGTGCTTACTGCGGCGACAGCAGCGGTTGCAAAACTGACTGAGATGTTCCAAATGAATCGCGCAAGGACGCAAGCGCGTGAGGAGCTGGGCGGTGTTATGGGTCGCGGCACAGTAAAAGCAGATCCTGCTGCGGTCGAGGCTCGTGCGCTTGAAATTTTCCAGGCCTCTCAAGCGGCAACTGCAGCAGCAGCAGGGGCGGCAACTGGTACGCAACCACCCCCTGCCAATCAGATCGTGCCTACGGGCAACTTGGACAAGCAAAAGGACATCTCAGACAAGTTGCTGTCGTTAAACCAACGCTTGCGCGAAGAAAAAGAACTTGGCAACGAAAGGGAGATTGCAACCCTTGAGCTGATGGTCAAGCGGCAGGAGATTGAAGAGAGCAACTTAGAAGGCAACAAAAAAGCAAACGCATTGGAAGAGGCGACATTTGATTTCAGGCGGAAAATTTTTGCTATTGATCAAAAGGCTGCTGATCTTGCTGATAAAGAGCGCAAAAAACGTGAAGCCGACGAAAAAGCAAGGCGTGAAGCCGACCCAGGCTTCCAAATGCAGCAGCGTTTAGAAGAGCTGCTTAAAGTCCAAAACCAAGTTGCTGCTGGTGCAACCGCAATCGGCAACGCCTTTAGCAATTCATTTAAGGCTGTCATTACTGGCAGTAAGACAGCGCAGGAAGCACTAGCCGACATGATGGCGTCGGTTGCCGAACACTTCCTTGATATGGCCGCGAAGATCATTGCCCAACAGATTGCAATGATTTTGTACGGCACAATCATGAAGGCGCTGGGTGTTTCGATGCCTGGTGGTGGTGGCGGCGGTGGAGCACCTACTCCTCCGGTGACAATGCCTGATGCTGTGCAACTGACGGCGGCAGAAGGCGCTTATGTTTCAGGCCCGACCAATGCTTTTGTTGGCGAAGGTGGTGAGCCTGAATACATCATTCCTGAAAGCAAGATGCGTGAAAGTATGGCGCGTTATTCACGCGGTGCTCGTGGTGGTTCTGTTATTCCTGAAAACGGTGGCTCTGGAACGTCAGGCGAAGATGGCGGAGCAGCAGTTGCCGCGCCAATCGACGTTCGCTACACCGTGGAACGTATCAACAGCGTTGATTATGTGACTGCTGATCAGTTCCAGCGTGGAATGCGACAAGCTGCAGCTCAAGGTGCAGACCAAGGAGAAAAGCGTGCCTTGTTTACCCTTAGGCAAAACACTGCACAACGTAAGAGGATTGGTCTCTGATGTCATCAGCACTTGCCTTTGCTCACTACCTCGTTCTTGAAACCAAGGACGCAACGCAGTCTTTTTACTTTCAGAACTACTGGGTTTCAGAAGACGCTTCCTACAGCGGCGTGGCTTACGGTTTTCTGCCTTTTGCGTTTTCAGGCATGACCATAACCAAGGCCGGAGATAACCAGCCTGCAAGTCTCGCCTTCCCAAATAACGAGCTGACAAGACCTTGGGCAACTGATGCAGTCGAAAACGAGTTTATTGCCAAAGTCAGAACAATGATTATTGATGCTGACGACAAAAGCAACCCTACCTCTCTGAATGAATATGTGGCTCAGGTCGTCAGCGGCAAGTGGGATAGCACTGCTTTGACGTTGGAGCTTGCGTCAGTCTTTGATGCCGTTGGCGGAGATGTGCCAAGGAAACGTCTGACGAAAGAACTTGTGGGGCACTTGCCATTGACTAGCAACGTCAGGGTTGCGTGATTGATTTAATCGGCAAGCCCTATGTTTTAGGCGCTGATGGCACTGGCCCAGACGGAGCAATCGACTGCATCCATTTGGTTTATGTGGTGTTGGAACGGATGGGAATTCCAACGCCTAAATTTCAGGATGACTGGTACAACCAAAGCGTTAGACAGTACGGGCGAGATTTATTGGAGTGGGGAACCCGAGTTGACGAACCACAGTACGATGGAGACGTGTTACTGCTGGACCAGGGCGACCCTGTCTTCGCAGTCATTTGGAGCAAGGGATGTCTCTACATCAACAGGCATTTGAAGGCGGTGGCATGGTCCCCTATCGGCACCGTTTCCAGCAGCCATTGCTTCCGTATGAGAGACGGCTGATCCAAGCGTTAGATTGCACAGAGGAAGAATATCGACAGTTTGCGCAAGAGGTTGAGCGGCGTGTAACCGAACGCCCTGAGGATTACGCGCTTATCCCAGATATAAGAAATGAAGCAACGACGATAGCGATTGTCAGCCTTGCTATTAGTGCTATCACTACTGCGGCTGCGATTCTGCTTGCGCCAAAGCCGCCTGATTTCAGCAATAGAGGGGTACGTCAAAAGAAACTCGGCGGAGTCCAAGGGCGAGATATTTACACACCAACAGTTGGTTTTGATGCAACTCAAGACCTAGCTGAGTACGGCCAGATCGTTCCAATCGCATTTACTCGTAAAGAAACGCTGCCAAATGGCAGAACATCAGGGGGCTTGTTGGTTTCGCCTCAGCTGGTGTGGTCGCGAATGAAAAGTCGTTACTCTTTCCAGATCGCTGAAATGGTGATGATCGTTGGGCAAGGCCCAATAGATCGTCCTGATCTTGCCGGAATTTTTCTGGGTAATAACGCGCTTGATGCTGTCTACGATGATTACTTTGACTTCTTTTATACAAGCGGAGAAGCAGCAAAAAGCCGATTAAAAGGCTTCCATCATCGTTATGGCGATTTTATCGGAGTTAACTTAGCTGATGATCAAGAGGCTTTTATTGCTCCTGCCAATGCCGCTCAGGAAACAACCGCATTTTGTGGAGCGTTTACACCTTCGTCGCAGACAAGATTTGGTGTTTATTCAGGAATTCCGAATGGCACTCCGTACAGACCTGATTGGAAAATTGTTTCTATTCCACAAGGGCCTCTAAAAGCCACAGCAGAGCGACAAAAGAAAAACGAACAGAAAAAATATGTCGATCAGTTTCTAATGGATGTCCATCCCAAAGGTGGCAATGCTGTTCAAGACGACAAGCAAAAAGACAAGAGGGGTTCAGAAAATGCCGGAATGCCAGGCACTGGCACTAACTATGCACGTCGTATAGGCATTGTTAAGCATATACGAGCAACCGACAATGTCGAGACCACTGCTAATTACAACGTCAGAGAAACAAGCGAGCACGGGCATGAAAGTTGGGAAAACGTAAAAAAAGAAGTTTTTGCTGATGTTGGAGATGAGATTAAAATTTTAATCGGCAAAGGCACGCAAGCGGTTATACCTTTTGGTCCATCTCCAGGATTTGACCCTGTCGATCTATCTGACATTCGCGCATCAATCCAGTCTGAAAGTGCTCGTTACGACCAGCTGTTTGCTGTTGGATCTACTTTTATGATTGGGTCGTTAACTTGGAAGGTTATAAAACGAAGAATAGAAGGTCGTTTTGATCCTGATACAGACGCAGACGGTGGCCAGACAATAACTCTTAAGTGCATTGAAAGATGGAGTGCCGCGCAAAACAGAATTGGAATTGTTGACGAAAAAGCAATAACTAAGCGAAGCCATGTTCCTTATACGAAAAACGACGACGCAATATCGGAAGCGTTTTATCCGATTCTTCGATATGAGCTAGGCACTGTTAAAAACACAAGGGCTTGTGACGTTACTGAAATAGGAATTAAGTCTCAGGTTTGGGCAAAATTTAACAGCATCACACATTTTGCGCCTCTCCCAACTCCTGTAAAAATAGCCGATGGCAACAAAGAGGATATTTCTTATACAGAGGGAAAAATATCTTCCTACGCTCATCGCATTTCTTTCTTTACGATTGATGTTCGCCCTAGTAATTACGACGCAAGTGTGGGCAGGAATAACGGTTGGGAAGGTATGGGAGGTGGGTATTTGTTTGCTGTTGTTGGTGACTCTCCGGTTGATATTTATAGTTCAATTCAAATTAAACACCCAAGCCGGGGCC